AATCACGTTCTCATCAGCTAAAAAACCCAGGCGGTTACGATGAAAGAAAACATCAGATATGGTTTTATCGACAAATGAGGGATTAGGCGCTGAGGTTTCATCACCTACTAAACGACTACCCCATTCAGGCACATCATAATCAGTACTAGAAATAGTATAAGTAGAACCATCGCAAGGCGTAAAACGGAAGTTTCCGTCTGCTTGTCTAATTAAAACGTGAGGCATCGTAGAGACATCAAGGCTGTCTTTAGTGCCACCTACGACTGTTTCTTGGTAAATACCACCATCAGCAGAACTATCTGCTACATATTTTACATAATAATTATCGAAAGTATTCGCAGGGTCACCTGAGATTTCTACGGAGTAACCATCGACTGCTCTTTTCGGCAAATCAGAAAACTGTGCTGTACTGCCTTTAATAACTTGGCTTGCTTGATTACCATAACCATCGGTAGCTGAAATCGTAAAGTCAGATGAATTACTTATATGTAAATCACTTCCTAACTTTGTAACTGTAAATCCTGATAGACTACTTATCTGAGAATAAATCTGGTCAATGATATAAGTTGATTGATATTCAGAAGCAGTAGTTGTGGATGTATATGAATAATCAGTTCCATTTATATTTAAAGTATATTTCGTTTGGTCGACACCTTGGGTGACTGAATAAATAGCTTCATAAGGTCTGGTCGCAGTTAGCGTACTATCCATTGAAACTGTTTGTGATGTATTAACTAAAAAAGTGTAGTCAGCTATTGTAACTGCTCTAAAGTTATCCTTGGGATTTGCTATATTTAAATAGGAAGTTCCACTAGGAGTGTTAACTGTATAACTTGTTCCGTCAATGCCATAAACTTCAATGTTATTTTGTGTGATAATAAGTATATATCTTTCGTTAGTGTCACGATTAATTGTATGAATAAAAGGGTTTGTATAAGCGGTATTAGAAATCTTTTTAATAAATTCAGTCGGTGGTCTTTTCTTTAATCCTTCAACAACAGAACTAAATCCATTGACTTGGTCTTCAGCTTGAGAACCTAATCTCAAAGTTTCCGACTGTTGCGACACACCATTAATTAAATTAGGTATCGCATGATTAAGTAAAGGCATTAATTAACTTTGTTTCCTCGACTAATAATGTTGAAAGTGTCGTAAGAATTAAAAATGTTAGTATCAGCAGTATCAGTTTCTTCTTGTTTCAATACTGCAAGAGCGTTGGCTTCATCTACTTGACCAAAACGGTGTAAGACATTGGCACCTAAAGTTCTATCTTGGAATATTCGAGCACCCCGAATAGTAATGTAGCGTCTCGCATTTTCAGGTAATTCAGTAAAAGGGAGAAAGATAACAACTTTAGCTTCTAAGGCTTTATCAAAAGTGTAGGTATTTCCTTGTTTATTAAAGAGAAAACTACCTCTTTTAATAACATCATAGGTAGATAAGGGGTACTGATTTACGTCTAAATCTACTCTCATAATGTTATCAGCTAGGGGAATTTTGCTATCCCCATCTAAACTTAATTCATATTTATAAAAAGAATTGAAGTGCCAACCTGCTGCTTGTACTTCTCTGCTAATTTCTGTGATTGTATTATTTGCGAGTGTCGCATCTATGGGAAGTGTTCCTGTTAAACTATTTACAGGTGCTTCACCAATAGTATGTAAAAGAGTATTTACAGCTTCTAGCTGTGTTGTTCCTGATAGTGCCATGGTTTACACGATATTGAATAATGTTTGATTTCGAGTTCTTTTAAAAATTCTACAGTGTCAATTCCTTTTGAATTACACTGTTTCATAGAATCAAAATGTTCTTGTATGAGTGAACATTGTGGTTGTTGATTTTCATCAGCTACACAAATTAACCCAATAAGAATAAATAATGATTTCATCTAACTTACTAGCAAAGGGGAGTGTTGTTTACTCCCCTCCACTTTAGTTATTATGCAGTTTGAATTTCAACTGCTGCTTCAGGTCTTAGGATACCGTGTCCTAGAGCCATCTTAGCAACCATTAATGTACCTTGTCTGCGGATGTCATATTCTGACTCCATAGCTAAGTCCATTAACTTCACAGTACCTATTGCTGATTTGTGGAATACAGAAGCTACTGTTGTTGAAAAATCTCCTGTGTAAGTATTGTTAGTACCAGAGATTGCTGATGAGTTATCAGCAAATGCATCAACTGCTGTATTTGATTTTACAATGTTGATACCTGCTACTTTTAATACTTTACCCTCTGCGTATACACCATTAGCTCCGCCAAAGTCTCTGTTTAAGATTTTGTCGTTTTCTACTAAGTTGTAATATGTTGCAGGAGCAACTACACAAAAGCGGTCATCTTCAGGTACATCTTTCTCATCTAATTCTTGAGCAGCATCAAAGATAGAAGTGATAAGCGAAGAAGCATTTGTATCTGCATCAGCATCAGTGATAACAGTACCACCATTTTCACCAGTAACAGTTGTAGATGCTTGAGCAGCTAAAACAGTTAATTGTAAAAGATGTTGGTCGACTTCACGTGCTAAGGCATTACCCATTTCTGTTGAGTAAATACTTCTGACATCATAGTGATTTTTCGCTTCATCAATCTGTGAGATAAATGAATCTGAGATTAAAAGGTCATCAATAGTGATAACTCTTTCATTTTTGTTGATGACGGTGCCTGTTATTTCATTCCCCGGTGTGTGGTAGCTAGCAGTTGTTTTACCGATAGCAGGAAACTGTGCAGATTTACCTTGGGAGATTGTTCTCACCATAGACATATCTAACATTTGGTTTCTTCTGGCAAATGCAGCTAACACTTCACCTGAAAACACTTTTAGAAATAATGCATTATCGTCACCAGTATTATTAGCTTTACCTAAAAAGCTGACTGTTGCGTTTGACATATTATTTTTCCTTTATGTTTTTAGTTGTTGTTGTTGAACTACACCTACTTCAATCACACTGAAGTTGTCTCCCGCAGGAGGCTAAAGTTAATCTTTTGGGTGTACACCTCTCTAATGAGAGACGGTGTTACGTGGGAAGTTTAGTTCCTAATTTCCAAGAACGAAGTGCCCAATACACTGGAGATAAATTTTTCTGACCAGTAACATTTTTTAAGATAGCACCATGACGAGCCATAAAAGATTTTCTTCTATCAGGGTCATTTCTTTTAATGGTCATATTAGGGTCACCGAAAGAAACCTTTTTAATATTATTGGTAGATTTATCCTTAACATAAACCATATACTTTTTATTTTTGTTAGGGTTTCTTAATATTTTATTTAAAGGTTTCTCGGTGGACATAATTATTTCTTTTTATCTTTCCAATTGTTTTGCATCGCTTTGTATGCATCTTTAGAAATTGTAGAATTTTTCTTACTTCTACTTATTCCTAATTTTTTTCTTCTATTGATATTTGCGACTAATGACATTTTATTTCTTTGGCTTTGGTTTTCTTTTAGTTCCGTATCCCATAGCTACTCCTTTTTAAGTTTACCTGCTACTTTCTCTGCACTACGACCAACGGTGTAGCCACCTACACCTATGGTGAGTAAAGTCCATAAAGCATCAGGAAGTTCTAATAATATTCCCCAATTAAAAAATGCGTTTGCATAGGGAACGAGTAAGTAGTTGTTAGCAATAATTAAAACCACAATTAACATTAGTAGTGGTCTCCAGTTTCTTGCTAACCAACTTTCACTTTTAGCTTCTGCTAAAATTATATTGGCAGCAGTGGAGAGTTCTTTCATCTCCCCTGCCATAACTTGTTGTTGGATAGTTTGTTTTATCTTTTCTCTTTCTTCTTTAGAGTCGATGGCTTTATCTATAGTTTTAAATAAAGCACCCACAATAGGAGAAACAGCACCTAAAAGATTAAGCATTACATTACGTTAGAACGTTTAATTTTCTCTTCGACTGATTTTCTGTAAGCTGTATCTTTTTGATATTTTGGGTCATTAATTGCATTAATCACTTCCGCAGTTGACTTATAAGTGTCTTGAGTGTTGTTTGCTTGACCTTGCATTAAATTTGGCTGAATACCAAATTGGGCATCATATTGGGCTTTAAGACCTTTAACTGCAAAGGTAGCAGCTT